ATAATCGGTGGAATGATAGAGCCAGCCTTATGAGCTTTTGCGTAAAAACCAAGGCGACCCTTGACTTCACTCTGACCTACAAGTTTTTCAAACATAGCTTAGTGGATTTGGAATTGGATAGTTTCTGTAGCTTCAGGCTCGTCAGTGACTGAAGAAATAGTCAAGGATGGAGTAGATGATTCTTGAATCTCAACACCAATATCCTCTATCCACTTCTTACTTACGGCCACCTTAGCGTTAGGGCCAAGATTAGCGTTAAGATCAGAGAGCTTCACTTTGATGAAACTAGTTGAACCTTTGGGGCGACCACGACCTCGTTTTGTTGTATTATTCATGACTGGATTTAAGTTAAGCTTTTGTTCTCTGGGAGTCAATTTTTTTTTGATTAAAATATGAATTATTATTCAGACCAAGATCTTGAGGGCGGGGATCAGGAGCATTCTTCTCAGCCTCCTCCGCTAACTCAGCCATGATCTGGTGATACTCTTCATACTCTTCCGGGGTATTAAAAATGGGATGTTCGAATTCCATAACGAGGTCATTATGAATCATCGAACACCCCATAGCAAGGCTTTTTTTGATTAAATTTTAATTTAAATTACCATCACGCTTTTCTTTCAACATGGCTTTAGCTAATATCGCGTAATTTACGATATCATCGCAAGCATCTTCAACACTTTCATTTGCGACCTTCAACTCCTTGTCATTAGTGAAAGACCTAATCCTTTGGATTTTATCAATAACCCTAAGTAGTAACCCTTGCACTGGATCAATCCCAAGGACAGATGCAGCATTGAAATTAGCAAAGGGATCTTTAGAAGTCTTTCCCCCAGTGTAATCATTGTTTTTTTGCCTCATAATATCCCTGCAAGTCTCACAGGTCTCTTTATGCATATTCAGTAGTTCTTCAGTTGTCATAAGATTTTTTTTCTTCCATTCTTTGTATATGTCTTTCCCACATTCCCTCAGTGGAATTATCTTTTTTACATTTTTCTATAAACTCTTGCGCTCTCTGGATTCTTCTTATAGCTAGCTTAGATCTAGCCTCTGCATAGACTTGATAGGGGAATTTGAACCAACAAATCAAACCAACAATCAGGCCCAATGGAATCCCAATCACGATAGAACCAACAAAAATAAATAATTCTTCAAAGAAGCCCTTCATATATCACTTAAAAGTATTTAATTTATCCTGAGTGAGAGCATACCCTTTTCCATGCCCCAAATTAACAACATTCTCTTCTTTGATTAAGTCCTCTTTAGAAGCCCAACCAACAAAATCTATTTGATTATTATCTATAATACCCAGCACATATATATCTACGTCTGGATTAACCTTCATTGTTGAAAGTAATCTCCCGGTTTTGTATGTAGTCGATTTTATATCGTAACGCTTACCATTGAGTAAGCCATCAGCGCTTCCACTGCGAGGAGTCAAACCTAAGTCAGGAAAAGTATTAAATCTTTTTGAGAATGCGTATTCAGCCATCACCCCAAAGACATCAGCTTCAGCCCCATCCTGCTTACCTATCTTAGCGTCCTTAACCCCTGAGTTCCTTGCGATTAACGAGCGCATCCGACCAAGCATTTGGCAAACTGTGATTTCATCTGGCTCAAGTTTTATTTTCATTGATTAATTATTTTAAAATGTTTTTTTATTGATCGCAGAAATTGATTAGTTTTTTTAATAAAAATTTAAAAATTTTGCAAAGACTAAAAATTATATCCTATATTTGGAAATATCGCAGTCGATCTGGGCTTTTTGAGACGAGTTCACCAAACTTACTTATTTTTTTTCGCCTGCTCCTTCTTGATTTTATCGTAGAACTTACCTTTCTTTGAGTTGTCAACCATGAAGTCCCCAAAGGGCTGCTTTTTATTCAGTCCGAAAATTTCTTTTAACCTCTTTGTTTGCTCTGGATCGAGGTTCACATCAAATTTATTTTTATTGCTATCTTGTTTCATAAAATCTTAGCTTTTTTATCTTCTATAAAGTAACACCAGTATTAATAACTCCACAGACACCAGTGTCAAGATTAATATCTCTTGTATATTCATCTTTTTTCTTTAGTAAGGCTTTTAAAAAGTTTAAAATCGTTTTTTGGAGAGGGAAATTGTTCGCGGAGTGGGTTTTCCTTATGCTTCCTCTTTGTTACAAGAGTATGTGTAGTGATAAATTTTATATATTCGCTACATCTTGGCTCTTTACACGCCTCAACCCAACTCTTTCCATGATAAGGCCCACCAATAAATATGAAACCGCAATCATCTTGAGGTAATATAGAAACATATTCGTTCCATATAGCATCAGATCCTGTTTTTATAGCCTTACCATTGTCTATAAATGATAAATGGTTATCTCTTTGATAATTTATGTATTCGCGAGTATTAGAAGCCTCAGAGTATTGGAGATCTAATAAAGGTTGTTTTGAATCTGAAGATCTTTTTTTTGAGACGCTTGGAAATGTTGCACTAGCCCCGAAGAACTTAGCGTATTTCGACATATATTTTACAGTTTTTAGGTCATCAGGTAGGTCGAACCATTCAGTTAATTTCTTAGTTCTACCCAAGTTAAGCCTAAATTCTCGAAAACAAACATGGAAAAAGAACTCATCAAAACAATTTAAACCTTTAAACTCTGCCATCAATTTTAAATTTAACCTTTCTTTTTGCCGTCCTTTTGGGTAATTTGTTGTTCGCCCTCTATCACTAGCAATTGATTTTAATCTTTTAATTGGATTGTCTGCCTTACCTATTTTATAAAAGCCTGTATCTTCATCAAGAATGATATAAACAGAAGAATTGCGACCTATTCTTCCATAACCCCGGCTACAAAATTCTTCTCTGAGTTTTTTTACTTGATTGGCATCATACAGATTTATCCCGCTAAAAAATTCTCTGTAAAGATTCTCTTTTTCATAAGGTCTGTATTTGTGTTGATTGACCATATACTCTACCGCCAAATCAATCTTCTTAGATATCTCAACAGACTTTAAAATACATTCCTCCATTTATGTATGATAAACAGAAATGAAGTAATTTATATATTATATAGATATTTTTTAAGTTTTTTTAATCGTTCCAGTGCCTGATTGTATTTGCGATGATGAATCCACACGTTGTTATGTGGACAAACCACCAGAACGTTCGGATGAGGGCGGCAAGGTCAGCTTCCCGTGGGTTGTCTGACACCCTCTCACCCATCGTCCTACACCATATTCTCCATAATTTAGATTTCAAATCATTCAGCGCTTAGAACAACATAATCATGGAACTTCTTGTAACTATCAGCATACTCAACACAAGATTTAAAGTCTCCTGCATGATCCACATAAGAAGAATCGACCACGACGAACTTACCTTTTGGGATTGAAGCTGGCTCAGCACTCTTAGCTAAATGAGTAGAAGATATCCTCCAACCCTCGCCATCACTCTTAACAACTGTTTTAAACCTTATTGTATCAGAGGGATGAGCATCCTCTTCGTACCAACTAAGCATTTTATCCATCTGCCACTTGGTAAGCGTGACATGAGCTTCCACGTTCTCTGGAGAAACCACCTTAACAGTCTCCCTGAACCGTAGTTTAGGCTCTTTATAGCCATGCCAAGCGGCCACACCCCACACTCCCCACAAGGGGAGACAAACAGACGCGAATAATAATGTTTTTTTCATAATTTTAAAATGGTTTTCTTTCTTTAATGTACTTAACTAATATCTTCTCACCCCGTTTATCATATTCAAACCACCACTCTTCAGTGTAGCCACCTTCTCTAGTGATTCTATATATGATGCGGCCTAAATCGTCTAACTCAAAATTTTCAAACATTGTATTTTCCTTTCCAGTTAAGTCTCTCTATTCTATCTTCAAGATCTTGAACAGGAGTCTCAATTACATTCTTATAAGCAAAATCATACATCTTTGGCCCAAAATCTGGCCCCCAAATAGTAAGTAGAGCTTCTTCTAGCATTGTGTTATATCCTAATGCCGCTTCTTCTTCTGTTTTAAAGTTTTTAGAGGTGTAAAAACATTTACCATTTTTATCCAGTATTTTTTCCCAGTGGATTTCAACTCGGTATGTATTCTCAGGTGTTTTACGCACACCTTTATACTTCTTACCCTTATGAGGCCCACACTTAATGAGATTCTCAGCTTGAGTGACAATCATTAGATTGGTATAGTGGTTATTGGTTCTGTTGCTATCAATGTGATCAGCACATACCATATTGCAAATCACACGGAACCCTGTTGCAGTTTTTAATTCGTGTCGATCTTTACCTATTTGTAAGCCATGATGAGACACTATGGGAGATTTGGATAAAAGATCAGTGAATGTTTCTGCTAATAAGCTATGTTGTTTAACATCAAATCTATTGTTTTTGATTCGAAGACAAAATGTAAGATAATCTTGACTGTTGTTTGAAGCTTTCAAAACTCTATCTTTAAATCTCACACTATAAACATTTGAGGTATAAAAATCTATTTCATACTCAGGATAAGCAACTCCCTGATGAACAACTGGCCTTTTGAGTGATTTCATTTTGATTTACCTCTCATACAAATCTTTTGTTTTTACATTGTTAACTTCTTTTCTTATGATAACAATAGGATCATTGTAGAAATTAGCATCCAAGATACTCTCTTTATTATACTCCCAATGCCTCAAAGCGTCACTTTCTTTGTGAAACTCTGGTATATCTGCAACTGGTTGATAAACAAAACCCCTATCTTTTACAATCAAATATACTTGCCTGTAACCTTTCATTTTTTAAACTCAAGCTTGATAGCTCTAGAAGTCCCTGCTAGTCCAAGGTAAACGTCATTCCCCTTTGTCAATGCACAGGTGGAGTAACCAGTTCCTAAACTCATGATGCCAGAACCCATTTTAGCTGTCAAATAACCATCACTGAATTCATGTTCATAATCTTTCCATTGAATCTCATTAGTGTGAGGATTGATACGGAAACACTTTGTGTCAGCCCAGAATGCGCTGTAAAGCCAACCATCAGGAGCCAAGAACCCATGAAAGTTTTTGTTTTTATTAGCCACCTTTAGATAATCAGATGGTAGATCAATCTCTTCGTAGCTATCATCAGAACAATCAATAATGAGAATCTTCTTGCCTACTCTAGGGAGACAGAAAACTTTGTTCACACTCTTTACATATGTTGCCCCAACATACTTTACGCTGAACCCTGATACTCCCGATGTAACAGGTTTACCCTCCAACAGAAAGCTCTTTCCATTCTTATCTATCTTTAGAATCTTGTTGCCTAGAGCTGGGGGCATGTAAACATTCCCGTCCGAATCTGCTGCTGCGCCCCATACATGACCGAAAAACCCCGGTTGTGGGGGAGTAAAGCAACCAGTTTCACCAGTTTTAGTATCTAGAGTGTATATTTTTAAAGTCTTAGTATATGAGGGCATATAAATAATCCCATTTGCCCCCTCTACTCCAGATCTAACCTGTGGGCAACTTTGGAATTTATTTTCGAGTGTTATAGCTCCTGTATCCCTATTTAAACGCCCTATAGATGTTGAATAAGCTGGCAAGAAGTAAGTAAAACCGTTCGAAGACTCCACATTTCCTATAAAGCCCTTATGGCCCGTGACGTTTCTGCTAATAGAATCATTAGAAGTGTATGTTTCTATATGCATATCAGACTTGTAACCCAATGAATGAATAACACCTTTGTTATCAATAGCCATAGTCCGTGTCTTGGTAAGGTTACCCTTGATCTCGCCAGACAGATACTTAAACATAGGCCAGAAAACCTGACCGCTAGTCTCGGCACTAGTCTCCGCGCTCGTGTATTCGGCAGAGGTTTCGGCACTCGTGTATTCGGCAGAGGTTTCGGCACTCGTGTATTCGGCAGAGGTTTCAGCACTCGTGTATTCGGCAGAGGTTTCAGCACTCGTGTATTCGGCAGAGGTTTCAGCACTCGTGTATTCGGCAGAGGTTTCGGCACTCGTGTATTCGGCAGAGGTTTCGGCACTAGAAGCTTCTTCTAAATCGTTTAACGATCTCTGTAGATCCTTTAATAACTTTGTTAGATCCTTTATTAGTTTGCTAATTATGCTATGTATCATGA